CTATCCATGCGGGACCAGAAGGATTGCTCTTCAGTTTCGGCTTGCAGCTCTTTTACCCTTAGGGAAATGTTAGGTGTAGCCATTAGCTTGGATGCTTCAACAGCAACACTTTCCGGCTTCCCTTTTGAGTTATACGCTTGTCGGTACGCTTCGCTGGCATTGCCTAGCTGCACGTATAATTGGCAGAATTTCTCCTGCTTTGGATTTAGCTCAGTCACAGACTGCCCTCGCATTGCTTCAGGTACGACCTGTTGCCTGAATGGTAGCAAAAAAAAGCCGCTAATTAAAGCGGCTCAACAGACTTGCAAACCATAAACACAGAACTTGCAAATTCTGCGACGGCTTTCTGCTTCGGCAGCAAGTGCAGTTCAAGCGGCAGCTTGTATGCAGCGTCCATGTAGATTGACAGCAGTTGTCGCTCCTTACTGTCTTTGATGCGGCTAATCTTGCTTGCCATTGCTGGCGCTGTCATTCCATCTTGCCGCTTCTGCATAACCGTCTCAGCAAGCAAGCTCTGGCGCTCACAGTCGATTGCCATTGACGCAGCTAGTAACAATGCAATCATTTCTCATTCTCCCACAACGCATGCTGACGCAACTCGTCAAGATAATCCTGCACTCGACCCATGTAGCAGAATTGGTACATATTGGTCGTGTATGCGGATATTGTGTTTGCTTTGTGTATGCGGAATTTCATGCCGCAACCTCCCCGCGATAAGCCCAATGCTTTTCATCATCCAACAGCTTGAGCAAATCCCGCTCCATTTCGTCCTCGTCACCATACGGCACAGGAATAGCGCCAAAGCCGGCATTGATAACTTCCATGTTTTGCGCACACTCGTCAATGATGCGCTGATGCTCAGCTTTCAGATATTCGGTCAAATCGCTGTGCTTGTAAGCAGCTTTCAGGCGCAGCGGTTGCATGACTAATTTCTGTTTGCCGTTTCGCTCCAAGCAGTAAACCACCAGCACAACAAACCAATCGAAAGCGGTCCTGTCCAGCGCTGATGCAACGCTTTGCCCGATTTGTACTGGCTTACCTGACTTCTGTTTGACTAGTTCAACATACTTATCGGCAAACGTCATAATCAGCGCCAGGTCGCGCACGGCGATTTTGGATTGCGTTATAAGACGCTTGACGGGGTTGTGTGGTTTGCGTTTCATCGCTCAACCTCCACACTCCACCGCCCACCGACGTCCTTGACTTCGTAAGTATACTGAAACTGATTACAGTTTAGCGTGTAGCCGTTACCCCAAACGTATTTGACTACCGCGCTCACAGAATCGCAGCGATAACCGTTCAGCTGCACCAGCGTAGTCAGCGCCTGCACTAACTCAGGATGATGCTGGTCAACGCCAATAGCGTCTGATTCAATAGGCGCGTCGGCTAGTGCGGTGCCGACGGTGAAGACTGCTGCTAATAAGATTTTCTTCATTGTGGTTCTCCGTTGTTGTTAACACCGCGCCACTATAGCGCGGTTTTGTTTAGTTAGTGGTCGTACCAGCGGCGCGTTGCCGATACCACTCAGACTTTGCCAAGTCCTGCAAAGCGTCGTCTTTCTGGCCGGCCCTGCAGCGGTACTTAAGGAAATTTCCAATCAAGTACCCTTTAAACTGCTCTGGCGTTAAAACGCGCTCAATCACGTCTATAGCCTCTAAGTCACCGATTAGCTGGTAGTGTTTAGGTTTGTTGATTAAATCGCTTGTGGTGCGTTCTGGTGCGTTTTGTGTCATATAAAACAGCTCCTTGTCGTCGCTCATCCGTTAACCCTCAAATACCCACGCTCATCCACATACAGCTCCCCCTCAGCCAGCAAGCGCTGCGCAATGGCTCGACTGTTCGGCTTCAAGTCAGCCAGCGTGACGCGGCTGTACTTGCATTTTTCTAAAAGTGTTTTGTGTAAACTAACCATCTACAAGCGCTCCATCCCGATTAACTCTTTGTTCGTAACCTTGGCGCTCTCCCGCCATGCTCTGTTGTTGTAGTACAACGCATACTCACCTTGTGGGTTTACGCGGTAAAGCGTCTGGCCCATCAGGTAGATTTGGTTCAGGTGCAATCCGTATTCAAAGCCTTGTCTGGTGTCTTGCTCGCCGTTAAACCAGCGGTCAAACAGGGCTGATTCAATGTCGTTTGTCATGCAGTCTCGTTCTCCATCGTTTCGTTAATTTCCCGCCGCCGTTTTGCATGCTGGCGGTATTCTGAAGCAGGGCTTAATCCACCAAAAAACGCCGCATGCCGCTGGCGGTCTTGCTCCCATTGCTCGGCGTCATGTTTGCAGCCAAGCCAAGACCACACCTGCTCAGTTGACGCGCCAATCATTTTGCCAATCTGCGCATAGTTGCGGTGTCCGGCTTGCCGCAGCTCGATAGCTTGCTGCTGTTTACTCTTCATCCGCCATCGCCTCCAAAATCGCCGCATCCGCAAAACAAACCGCCTGATTAGCGTACATGCAAAGCAGGCTTGCACTGTACGGCATAACATCAGCAAGCTGCTTCAGGTCGTAGTCAATGACTGACCGCATTGGTTGCCAGGTGGTCATGGTTGCGGCTCCAAATTCTCGTCATCGTAGAAATCAGGGAAAAACACCATTATTCGCTCCAGAGAAATGCCTAACTGCTCAGCATATTCGCGCGGACCGAAGCCACGGTAAAAAGTCTCGTGAATGGTACTGCCAAGTTCGCCAAATGCTGTTGGCTCACCAGTTGATGCAGTGTATTCATCCCGAATCTCGACGCATGACAAACAGGTTTTAAAGCTATCTGGCTTGCCATCCCACACGCCGCTTGAGTGCTCGTATTTGTCACCGGAACTGATTGCTTTTCGGCACTCGCAGCAGGTGTGTTGCTTTTTTGCTGTGCGTGTTTTTCTCTGGAATGCCTGCGGCATATCAAAATCACTCATCGCTTCCAGTTGTTCTTTTGTGTATTTCATTTCTTCATCCCCATAGCCTGCTTAGCCTTCCGTGAAATCACGTCCGCGCAAATCGTCTGCACCATTGCTTTCATCACCGGACAGTCAGATTCAACCACTGCTTGGAAAAACAGGTCCATTTTAATGTCTGACTTGGCAAGCAAACACTCACCAAACTCATAGCCGGTAATCACAACGCTTTTGCGCGCATCTTCAAGCGCCATATCGTAGGCTGCGTCGGCGTCTGCCTTTTGGTCGTGTAAGTGGTTGTCGTGTGGTGTCATGCATTACCTCTTTTCTGAGCGGCTAATGTTCTGCCGTAATTAAGTATTGCCGCCGTGTTTCGCTTCAGTTTGCGCGGGCAGTAGTCCTCAGGCCAGCCGGTAGCCTCTGTACAGCTGCCCCAGTCAGTAAAGCTCTCAAAAACATGGTCTGTAAGTATCGACCAGCAGTTGTCATCCTCCCACTCAGGTTCTTCATAGCCTGACATATAGCCATAACCGACTGTGCCAGATAATTGAGTCGCGTAACCGTATTTGTTTGGCTTTCCGCCCCAGCGCTCCCAGTGTTTCCGGTCACACTTAAAGATTCCTCCAACCGATTCAGCGTCATGTTTTCCGACCAAAACCCTGTGCCGGTTTTTGGTTAAGCCAAGCGCAATAATTATCGGCTCGGATTTTTTGGTGAGCTTCTTTAGAATTCGCGGGTTCATACTTCACCCCGCGCTTTTGCGAGTAGTTGTTCTGCTTTCTTTGCAAATTCAGTTCCAGAGAACATGCCGGTTGCAGTTTCCAACAGAGCATACATATCCGGTGCAAGCGTCATCAGGTGGATTGTGTACAGCAGCTGCTCATCAAAATCATCACCTTGTCTTGGTGTCACAAACAGAAACGCGCCTCCGCCGGGTCTGCCGACTCCAATTTTCTTTTTTGAGTAGTTGGCAGCTATGTACGGGCCGATAATAAATTTTGTTTCGCTCATTTCGTCCGCTCCAACTCCGCCAGCAGTGCGTCTGCAGCCTTGCATGCATCTTCTGCAACATGCTGAAAGTCACCGTACTGACCAGTTGCACACAAACCCTGCATCGCCGCCATTGCGAATTGCTCGCGTTTTGTAAATCCACCAGCAGAGTGGCATTCTGCAATGTCTCCAATCTGCTGAAATATCGTTGTTGGCATCGCCGGTAAATCACCATTCTTAGTTGCCATCTTCTTTCTCCATCGTTGTTGATAAACCAATCATAACACCGGTTTCATGCGGTGGTGGTCTGACCAGCGGGTCATGACACCATTAAAAGGTGACATAAAACGTGACATGCTCTGTAAGACGCGCCGTTATTGGCTTCTGCCACTATTGTCACCTATGACACCTATTATATAAATAATGAAATTAATAGGTAATATAGGGCTGGTGCGTATAACGCGATCTGCTATATGGAAAGTGGTGACAATGTGACAATAGGTGACATGGATTCATTTTCTACTTAAAAATCAAACATTTAAACCATGTCACCCCTATAAAAAACTCATGTCACCCTAAAAGGTGACATAAAAAACCCGCCGAAGCGGGTTGTTGTTAAAACTTCAAAGGCGGCACAAGAAGCTGCCGACCTGCCGATGTTCGCCTGCAAGCGTTGCCGTTTAGCTTGCGAACAACTAAGCCGGCATTGGTTGCGTCGGCCTTTGTCGGCCGCTCATAACCGCAGTCGTTTAGTATTTCCGTCGCTGTTTTCCAGTCATTCCAGCGGTCTCTGCTTGCGCTCCAATCGAATCGGCTTGTTATAGCCTCTTCTACTGGGTCTATTGCAGTAAACTCTTCGTTATGACTATTCAACTGGCTCATTTCATCCGGCGTTAAATAGTGGCTTTCGCCGCGCTTCCATAGCTCGTAAACTTGCGCCCACACTTGCTGCATGTCGATGTTATGCGAGTGGTCAAGTTTGGCAACTTCGATGGTCCAGTAACGCCTGTTCCCTGTTGGGTCGTGCAAAAACTCCTTAGGGTTGACTGAGCCGAAAAACACAGTTCGCCGTGCGTACTGGCTTTCCTTCCTGGCGTAAGCTCGGCGCAATACGTCCTTGTCGTTAGTCAGGAACGCTTTCAGCGCGGCTATATCTGCTTTCCTGAACGTGCTATCAAGCTCGCCAAGCTCTACAAGCCAAAAGCTAACAGCTTGCTTTACGCTGTCTCTATCGTCAGGTTTTAGAATTACGCCATCTTTAATTAGGTTTAAATCCTCCGGCACTAAAGACTTAAACCACTTGGTTTTACCAACGTACTGATCGCCTTGAAACACCAATACACCGGACGCGCTAACACCTTTCGGACTGAACGCGCCAGCAATTGCTGAAATCATCCAGCGTGTGATAAGCGTATCTTTAAGAACAACAGCTGCCAGATTTTTGCTGTCTTTGATTGTGACAGTATCAAGCAACTTACCTAAATGGTCTTGGCCATCCCAATGCTTACTGGAAACCCAGTTGGCAACAGGGTTGTATTGGTTCTGGTCTGCCAAGTAAGTGACAAAACCTGATAATTTGCTAGTTGGCATTTTGAACAAGCTGCATTCTGACTCAAGCCAAGCGATGGATGCGTTTCCTTCGTTGTCTAGGCTGAATGACTGGTTTGGTATAATTATTTCTTCCTCTTTGCTTATCACGTTGTACCGGACGCTAACACCAAGCCTGCGGCATATCTCGCTTAGGTTTGCGATATGCGCCAGCGGTACGCCTTTTTCTGTGCAAAACGGCAACGGTTGTTCTGGGTCTGCTGAAAGAGTAACTGCATTGCTATTCTGGACCGGTTCAGGCATTAGCTCTTGATACGCTTGCGAAGGCTTGGTGACAACTGGCGCTTTCAACTGAATACCAAGTTCTGCAGCTGCAGCCTTAAACGCCTTCGAATAATCGCCACCGTGCTCGTAGTAGCAAAACAAGTCGTAACTGCTGACAGGCTTGCCGGTTTCCTCACTGCAAAGCGGATCGCTTGCGTGGTGTATCCAGCAGCGTGCGCTGTCCAGCAAGTAAACACCTGGCAGCCCAGTTGAGCTATGCGGAGACAGGTATCGCTTGCCTTTGCGCTTGTATCCGTAACGCTCAAGCTGTTGCTCGATTGGGTTTTCTCGCTCGTACTCTCCGCTAACGTCCGGCATGCCTTGCGTTGGTGCGTGCGTGCGTTGTGGCAACTGCTTGCGCTCAGGCTTGGCAGACCAAGGACATACCGCTTGCAACTGTGGTTTGAACGCATCCCAAGCGGACCAGATAGCCAACAGCCAATCTGGCGGTGTAGGCCACTCAGCAAGCGTCTTAGGAGGCTTAACTATCCATTCGTAAGGCTTCAGCGTTGTCGGGTGTATAGCAGGCGGGACGCAGTCCTGCTTCTGCGAGCCATCACAAGCCGCACGAAGCTCAACGATAGTGTAATGCTTTTTTTGGTCGTCTTGGCGCGGCCAGTTTACCTTACAGTAAGGCAGATGAACGCCTTCAGGCACTCTGAACATCACGCGCTTGCCGCGCCCCTGTATCGTAGGGTAATTATCAAGCGCATCAGCGGGGATGCCGAACTCTTCAAGTATAAGCGCCCAACCGTCAGCGTCGTCTATATCCAAACTGCACATACCAGACGGCCCAAGCGCAACACCCATATTCCAATCCTTATGCAACTCCCAATAAGCATACGCTTGAGCTGGTTCAGATAGGGCGTTATTACCCCAGTCAGCAGACTGCGGGAACTTCTTTAGAGGCTCGATTGGTACTAAATGCCAGCCGTACCGGCTTGTGTATGTCTCTGCATATTTTGCAATGGTTGGAGCGCTCATAATAAATCCCCTTGCTTGTCGTTTAGCTCAGGGTCTATGTATTCGTGAATGGTGCTGTGTGGCGGGATTTCAGAAAGCTGAATAAACAACTTATGCTGGTGGCGCTCAGTCTTTACCATATCAAGGCAGTTAGAGCATTGAACGCCGAAGTGAATGGTTCCGTCTTTGAACACTCTGCGCACATAGCGCAAGTGTCCTTTGTGGTTACATTGGTTCATATTACCTCGCAAGGTTAGTTTGTGGCGCACCACGTTGGCCGCGTTATTCGCGGGGAAGTAAGTCTATTGCATCTTGCGTGCTTCGCACAATACCGGCGATGCCGTTAGCTGCTCTGACCTGCTCAATAAAATTCAACTGCTCTTTAGTTGGTTTCCCGCTGGCGGTTTTTACCTCGAACGCCAGAAAGCGGCCAGTTGCCTTATGAATACCGATAATATCAGCGCTGCCAACAGCAAGCCCGAACGTCATCAGTTGCGCGTTTGCCAGCGTTACTATTCTGGCGTCCTTGTGTATCACTTTGCCAACGTAAGCGCCCGCACACTCGTTCCTAAAAACTAAGCAGCCTGCCGCTGTCAGCTCCAGCATGATACGCCTCATTAGTTTGGTTTCTTCGTTCATTGCGATAACTCCTGTTGTATCCGTCTAGCCTCGTTGAACTCTGCCGGAGTAGGCTTGCGACCTTCCCGCGCCGACATTGTAATTGCCGCCCACTGACTAGCCTTCGCCATACCTCGACGCATGCCAAGAGCAACCAAATCTCGCAGCGTTCGAGCGCTGCCTTGTTCGCGGCGTTGTTCTTTTCTGAACCGCTCCATGTCTAACTTTACCAACTCGCCGTCAACTTCCTCTAGTTTTCTTGCGGCTTTTTTCTCTATAGGCTTTCCGCAATAAGGGCAAATCTCAGGCCCTGGTCTAAAAACAGCGTAGCAGTGTTTGCACTGTTGAATGTTAACGTCTGGCGCTTCGTCTTTCTTTTTTCGCTTGCCTGCCTTTTTCCCCTCCAATGACCACTGCCGATCATCGCAAAGCATCCCATGCCTCTCAATGTTTCCAACATGGTCAAGAACTATTAATTTTTCTTTGCCATCAGCTGGACGTAAACCTCTTCCGTTTCCTTGCATGAAAACGATAAGGCTTTGCGTTGGGCGTAACCACTGAACAACCTCAATAGATGGTATATCCACACCCTCGATAAGCAGTTGAACATTGCAAATAACAAGTATTTTGCCAGCGGCGAATTCAGATAAAACCTTTTGCCGCTCTGCAGCAGACATAACACCATCTATCTGCGCAGCAGGTATTCCGGCTGCTATGTATTGATCGCAAACATGCTCGGCGTGTTTTATTGTTACGCACATTACAACGCAGCGCTTTCCTTTAGCTATTTTCAAATAGTGATCAACTGCATCACCAGTTATTTTCGGTTTATCTATCACTTTTTCAGCGTCTGACTTGCTAAAGTCACCCATGCTTATTTTTATAGATGACAAATCATGCACCAACTTTGGGGCGTATATCTCGTAATCAGACAGGTATCCTTGTTCCATTAGCCATCGAATAGAAGGCCCCTTAACAATGCAATCGAAAAGATCATCAAGACCCTTTCCGTCTGTTCGTTGCGGGGTTGCAGTCAGACCAATAACCCTTGCATTAGGCCAGTAATCCAGAACCTTCTTATAGGTAGATGCGGCAGCTCTATGGCTTTCGTCGATGATGATTAAATCAGGTGCTTTCAGCAGATGAAGTCTATTAACCAATGATTGAACGCTTGCTACCTGCACAGGTAACTGGCTAATTATCCTTCCGCTCGCAATTGTTCCATGCTCTAGCTTTTGACGCCAAAGCGCTCTGCTTGTTTGTGTCAGCAGTTCATTCTGGTGAACTATGAACATTGCTCGCTTCCCTTGTTCTGCAGCTCTGCTCATCATAAATACAGTGATAGCAGTTTTCCCAGCGCCAGTTGGTGCCTGTAAAAGAACCGATTTGTGCTGACGCATCGCATCACGTGTTTGTTGGATCATTGCTTCTTGGTAATCCCTAAGAACTAACATATTCACCCCTGATAATTTTCATTGCATCCTGCAAAGTTCCTGAAAACTTAGCGTGTTTTGATATGTTTTCAGATGCCCATAGCGGCTGCAGATTTGACAAAGAATTAACTAAAGACGGGCATGTAATGCCATTTGATATAAGAAATTTCACAGGCACTATATGATCAATATGCCAATCGCCATAATTTGACCAGCTCATGCCGTCAGTGAATTGGCTTTCTATTTTTTCCGCTAAATCTGTAGGTAAATAGCCAACCAACCGAACAGCTTTCCCGCATCTTTCACCAGTTAGTATCCTGTAAACCATATTCCTTATTGCCATTTCAGCTTTTCCTTCTGGCGTCTTGTATTTGTTAGACTGTCTAGCTCTGTGCGCAGCCATTGCGCTTTCTGTTTTTCTCCACATTTTTATCTTATCTTTGTTTTCAGCTCTATACTGCTTGTAGTAATCGAGCATTCTGCTTTTGTTTTTCTGATACCATTCAGCCGACTGTAGTTTTCTTTTCTCCTTATTTTTCGCATACGAAGCTTTAAATTCAGCAATAAACTTACCCCTGTTTTCAATGTAATGTTGCATGCTTCTTTTATTAGCGCATGGCTTGCAGTTGCCGTTTGATGAATAATGTTCTGTTTCTGTCGCGCATGACGCGCAGCGCTTTAAAAACAAAAAGGCTCCATCAGTGCGCTTTTGTTCTGCGTAAACCTTTTTACGCCTTGCTTTTGCGCAAGAGGTGCAAGATCCACTATCTACTCGCCTTTCGCAATCACCGCAGCGAGCGCATGTTGAGCGGTAGAACTTTAAGCCAAGCTTTGCAGCTTCAGACCTAGCGCTCATTGCATAGACTCCAAATAGTCACTTAAAGCTTTTACTGTTTTATAAGACGGTTGCGAACCATCTTTAACAAACCTGTAAACAGTGTTGAAATGAACTCCAGTAGCCGTTGCAACAGCTTTTAAATTACTATGCTCAAGCCTTTTTTTAATTTGCTCAACCGTCAACATATCTCACCTCTTAATTAAAATTTTAACATTAAGCGGTTGACATAGTAACCAAGCAAGGTAATAATGTCAACCGTCAACACCAATGGAGACGCAACCAATGAAGATAATCGAATATTCAGAACTGACGCCTGAGCTTGCTGCTCAAGGATGCTTGGTCCTGAACATGCCAAACGACGTTTACCACTCTTACGCTGGCATCAGCAAATCAGGATTAGACATGATTGCACGCAGCCCAGCACATTATGCTTACCGTTCACCACAAGAGCCAACACGCGCTATGGTTATCGGCAGCGCAACGCATGCAGCTATTCTTGAGCCTGAATTGTTTGCCAAGCAATACATGCTACTGAAAGACGTAACAGACCGCCGCAGCAGCGCTTACAAACAAGCTGTTGATCAGTTTGGCGCTGATAACGTACTGACTGGCACAGAAGCAGACGCAGTAACTGGCATGCAAGCCGCATTGCAGTTAAACGAATCAGCCAAACAGCGCCTTGACGCTCGCGGATGGGTTGAGCTTGCTTGTTTTGCATCAGACCCAGTAACAGGTGTTCTGGTTAAATGTAAGTTTGACAAGCTAACGTCAGACTTTCTTAGCGTTGACCTGAAAACAACGCAAGACCTGCGAGAATTTGCCAAATCAGTTGCAAATTATCGCTACCACGTACAGGCGGCGTTTTACGCAGACGTGTTTGAATGGGCAACCGGTGAACAACTCAGGGGATTTGAGTTCTTGGCCGTTGAAAAAGACGCGCCAAACGCAAGCCGAATTTTTGTACTTGATACGCCATCTATTGACTACGGCCGCAAGCTTTACCGCCAAGCTTTAGACGTTTACGCAGAATGCTTGCGCAACGACGAATGGCCAATGCCGCCAGGTGAAACCGAGTACATAACGCTGCCGTACTGGGCCGCAGATCCAGAACTACAGGAGGGCTTTTAATGGCTAACTTCATGCAAACGCTTGAGGCTAAATCAGACCAGCTAAATGCTACAGATATTATGGGCATTGATTTAGTTATACGCATACGCGACGCTGTTTTGACTAACAGTAAAGATCAGCCGCTTAGCATCTACTTTGAAGGCGACAACAACCGCCCTTGGAAACCAAGCAAAGGCATGCGGCGCGTACTTGCCGCCGGATGGGGCGCTGACACTGAAGGCTTAATCGGGAAGTCAGTGAAACTTCATTTTGACGCATCAGTAAAATACGCAGGTAAAGAAGTTGGCGGCATACGAATCAAGGCTATGTCAGACATTGACAAGCGCGGTATTGTCGTAGTTGAAGCAATCAACCGCCAGCAGCGCGTACCTCTGCACATTGAATACCTTGACACGTTCCAACCAGCATACCCAGCTGAAAAATTTAACGCAGCACTGCCAGCAATGGCTGCAAAAATGCAAAAAGGCGAAATGACGCTTCAGCAGGTCATTGCCAAGTGCCAGCAAACCGGCCAGCTATCACAGGAGCAGCTTGCACAGCTTGAAGCTGTTGCGCCTGTTGTAGTTGAAGCAGACACAGACGATAACTTTGAACTTTAACTAATCGGGCGCTTTGCGCCCTTATGAGGCGATATGTACAAAGACAGACTAGAAGAAGTGATAAACGAACTTGACGATATTATTTATCAGGTCAGGCGCGGAGTAATTGACCCTGCAACATTGCAAGGCACAAATCTGAACCCTACAGATTGCGAGCATGCAGCAGAAAAACTTGAAAACGCTTGCACGCTAGTTATGCAATTCATTGATAATCATTTTACTGAATAAGGATAAAAAACATGGCAACAACAGTAACCGGCAAGCTGAACAAGGCAGCCTCACAATTCCAAGCAGGAGAATCAACAGGGTTTGGCTTGCGCTTAGGCGTTAAATACTACGACCGCGAAACAAAAGCGGACGCTTGGACCAACTTCGAGGCGGTTGTGTTCGCAAAAGCTCCGGCACAGGTTCAGTTTTACCAGCAAGCACTGGTGGAGGGCGCAATCGTTGAAGTATCGGGCGATAAGCTGAAGATTCGCCAATTTCAAGGCAATAACGGCTTGAGCTTGTCTATCGAACTGCTCGACGCGAAGTTGGGCGCTGTGTTTGCACCGCAAGGCCAGCAGCCAACCACAGCAAGCCCAGCGCGTCAGCAACAACCACAACAACCACGCCAAGCGCCGCCGCAGTATCAGCAGCAACAGCGACAGCCTATGCAGCAGAACCACGGTGCGCCGATTGACTTCGACCAGGATATACCCTTTGCTCCAATCGGTTTGCATTGCCAGCGCTTACTGCACTGCATGTAACAACCAGCAACCAGCGCCTTCGGGCGCTAAGGATTTACCATGCTGATAGGCGATGATGAATTTTTATGTGATGGCTGCGACAGGGTTCATAACCTAAACAGCCTAGGCGGGTACAGGCTTCTTTGTGATACATGTGTTGATGCAATGCCGAGAATACCGAAAGGCACAGGAAAAGGCTATGAGTTGCATGGCAAATACCCTGATTTTAAATGGGTTGAGGTCTGACCACACCGCCATGTGTGGTGTGGTTTAATGAGTTTGGTTAATAACGGAGGATGGTATGAAAGAATTAGTAATGAAATGCAAACTAGATGACAGCGCTAAAATACGGTTTTCTAAGGCTGTTATTAAAGGAGATTTGCTTGTGTCTGCCCATGAAGGTTTTGATGCTGACGTTTTGCTGACAAAACAACAAGCCGCCCATCTGCGCGATTGGTTGAATGAGTTTTTGAAGGAGGGTGAGTGATGGTTAAGCGTTATGAGCTATGTTTTTATGAGGGTATTGCGGCATCTGATAGCGGAAGTTTTGTTCTGTACGACGACTACGCCACCCTAGAAAAAAAACTCGCAGAGCTGCAAGAAAAGCTGCGCTGGCGGGATGCTGATTTTGAACATCCGAAAGATGGCGAGTGGTATCTTGTCCGCGCTTACAGAGCAGACTCAAAAAGCATGATGATAACTATTGCATTTTGCGACAAAGACTCTGAAACCGGAGAGGTGGTCTGGCTTGCGCATGACTCTATGGTTGTTTTTGATTACGACACGGATGCACTTGACGTCACCCACTGGCTACCATTACCAGACGCGCCATGCAGTCATACAAAATAACATTACCCAACTACGACCCCTTCACCATGATAACCACCACGCCGCCAGAAGAAGTACCGGCGGCTGTGTTGGAAAGGTTTGGTGTTGAGGCGGTTGATGTGGTGGCTTTGGTTAACAATGGAGATGGAAATGGAAGTAAAGCGCATAACCAGAAAAGAGTGTGAGCCATTTATTATTGGCATTCACTACGCAAGGCGGTGGCCATCTATCAGTCACGCATTTGGATTGTTTGATGAAGGCGAGCTTGTTGGTGTTTGCACTTACGGAACACCGCCAAGCGCCCCGCTGCGCAGAGGTATTGCTGGTGATAAAAACATTAGCATTGTTCTTGAGCTGAACAGGCTTTGCTTGAAATGGAACCGTAAAAACGAGGCTTCTTTTTTTGTGTCAAAAACACTAAAGATGCTGCCAAAGCCATCAATTGTAATCAGTTTTGCAGACACTGAACAAGGTCACACAGGCATTGTATATCAGGCATGCAACTTTACTTATCATGGTTTGAGCGCAAAACGCACAGACTGGAAAGTTAAAGGGATGGAGCATCTACACGGACAGACTATAGCCGATCAATTCAGAGGTGTAAAAAATCGCGCACAAGCCATGCGCGACAAATACGGAGACGACTTCTACTTAAAAGACAGGCCAAGGAAACACAGATACATCTACATCGTTGGCAGTAAGACGCAAAAGAAATATCTATCACAAAAAATACTGTATAAAAAAGAGCCTTACCCTGCACTGGTCCAACCAGCGAAAATAAACTTGCAACCTAAGTTAACTAGAGTATAGTTAATTCATACAGCGGCGCGGGCTGCTGATGGCAACGGAGAGAGAAAATGAGTGAAATTAAAAAACTATCATTAGACGTTCTTTGTAATATGAAAGCATCTGAGCTTAATAAGCTCAGCAAGCAGGAGATTGTTGAGTCTATTTCTTACTACAGCTTCCAGTATCGTAACGCAGTAGAAGAACAAAAGAGATTACAAAAACAAATCGAAGAAAACCAATCAAACGAGCGGGCCGCTTGTGTAATGATTTCAGGCTTCCTTGGCGATGAAATACCAAAGGACGATTATCGCGGAACAATCGATTCTAGACGGATGAACATTCTTGAGCTAACAGGCCGAGCTATTGCGGTGTCAATTAAAAACAGAAACAACTGACCACAACCCGCGCCAGCCGGTAGCTGGCAACCAACAACGGAGAGCAACATGCTACAAAAACACCTAGCCAAAGCCCACGGCGTAACAACAGCTGCCGTAAGCAAATGGAGCGCAGATACCAAGCGCCGCAAAACAATCGAAGCGGAGGCTGGCGTTAATCCGAAAATTCGCCGGTTGATTGGTGAGATTAGTGAGTTGTGCTATATCTTTGACTGTAAGCACGAAGATGACGGGAAGCAGGTACAACGCAGCTTGTTTCGATTTAATGCGTCGCTTGCAAAGTTTTTTGTTTCGGACCATAGCGGCGAGCTATGCATATTTTCGCTGCCAGAAATTGACCTGACCGCATCAAACGCAGTTGAGCGCTTGCAGCAAGTAAAATCAACGCTTGAAGCGTTTGTTTATAACAAATAACGACGGCGGTCAAGCAGTACGCCTCAGAAACGAGGTGAAACATGGAGTACAAGGAATTGATTGATTATTCAAAACCAGCCCCACGCCGCAGTCGCATGGTCGCAGCGTACCGGATTTTTTCGGTAGTAATGGCGGTACTGTTTGTTGCAGGTTTGTATTATCGAGGTGTTTTATGATGCGGCGCAAGGATGATAAAACACTGGCAAACCGTTTGGCGTTTGCGTCGTTGTGGTTAGGCATGGTTGCGCTGTGCCTGTGTTTCTGGATTTGGTTTGTGGGGTGATGGTATGAGCAACGGATTAACAATAAAAGAATTCGACCACAAGCTAAAAGGTGGCAACTTTTACAGTAAAGGACTTTGCGCTTGGCTTAAAAAGAATCCTGACGAAAACAGGATTGTAAAGGCTGTTTGGAATAGCTTTGATGGCTATAACCCGCAAAGACCTGTCCTGATGATTGGCAAATTTTTAGGTAATGACTTTTTTTGCGGCAATAGACTCAATTCTGTATGCAGAGAGCGAGGCGCTAGAAAAGCGTTTGTGTTCACGGGTGATAAATTCCATATTGACGAATGGGTTGATGTAACTGATGAGTTTATTGATTCTTACCGTAAAATTGGCAGATGCGCGATACATGGTGATGTGGACCACGATTTTGACGAAAACAACTCATTAAGAGTTTGCAAACGTTGCGGCGCTACTTTTGAAAGAAAGGTCGAGCTTGTGGAGTGGTTCACATGGGAGAGGGTTGAGAAATGAACATCCTAACCCAAGCCAAAAACGAACTAGCCTGCTGCCGCAACAAAGATGCGCTGTATGCGCGTCTGTACGACCTGTGCGAGCAGGCTGGCTATCACTATGACTACGGGCGGAGTATGGCTGCAAACGCACGGCAAGCGCCTAGTAATGAGGTTGCTGAGTTGATTAAACATGCGGAGAGATTGGAGGGGAGATTATGAGCAAAATTACAATGGAATTCGCAAGACAAGATGATTGTCTGGATAAAATGGTGCCGTCAGATTTGAGGTTGTTGGTTGGAGAGCGCGACGCTCTTTCTGCACAGGTTGAGGTGTTGCGGCGCTCTATTCTAAAGGCATACAACCACCAGCTTAACGTAGGTTATGACAATCAGCGCGGCGTATCTGAGGTATTCAGCTTGCTCGGTGATGCTTTTTTATTGGCGCAAGCAACACCCACCGCCTGCTTGGCGCAGGTGCGGGCTGAGGCTGGGCGGGCTGGGTTTATTGCTGGCGCACGCGCGCTAGAAACAATTCAGATACTGGCGTCCGGTGAATCAATCGGGGACTTGGCAGAAGCATACGCCGAGCGCATCCAGCAAGGCGGTGACGCATGACCTGGGAACCAGCCCTACTAACAACCGCCATCATACTCGCCTGTGCACTTGTGGTTGGCGTAATTGCATACGTGCTGTGGATTGTGTTGTGGATGACGGAGGTTGATGAATGAGCTTAAAGCAGCTCTACATTGAAAACGCAACGAAAGAAACGCTGTTGATGGAAGTTGAACATCTTGAGGCGGTTGTTTCTGAGTTGCGCGCTCAGTTAGCTAAGGCTTTGCGTGATATTGCGCCGATAAACCGTGAAAATGAAAGACTTTTGACTGTTGTTGAAAGCCTGAGAAAAAAGAACCATACGCATGCAACAACAATCCACACGCTAAGAAAACGTGTCGCAGCTGAAAGGCGGGTAAAAAGAAAAGACGTTATGATACTGCTGTCAGATGGCAAAAGCCCGAAAGAGATAATCGCTCTTGGATACAGCAAATCTGACGTAAAAAATGCAAGAGCGCTACTCAGGAGGTCAAACAATGAACCAACAAACAATAAATGAAGCAATCAACATACTAAGCAAAAGCGACCTGACCGTACAGTCAGTGGCATCGGCTTTAGGCGTTAGCTATAACAGTTTAAAACAAAACCTGCGTCAATCAGGCTTTAGCAGGATGGAAGCAAAACGCGCCTACTACAAACGCCGCATCGCCGAACTGCGCGAAGGTAATCCAGAAATCACGCCTCGCCAGGTTGCTGAGCTGATGGGTATTGGCGTCGGCACGGCACGTCAGCACTGGGGCGGTAGTCTGGTTAAAATCAGCGAGCTACGCGCATTGGTTGCAACGTATCTTGCCGATATGTCAGAAGCAAACCTTCAGGCATTGCGTGACGCGATATGATGTCGCCGGAGAAGTTAAAACGCCTACACCAGCTATGCGACTCCGGTCTATCCATGACCATTGTCGCAAAGCGGCTAGGCGTGAGTGTTGCGGTGGTTAGTTACCACCGCTGTAAGCTTAAGTGAACCACCGCTGGTGCGGGGTTTTGTTTAGTAGTTCTGATACACGGTGTTATAAGCCACAAAATCTCGCATGTGGACAGCCTCCAACCGACCTGCGTCAATTTCTGTTTTTACAGCATTAGCCAGTGTCTGCATATCTGATACACGAATATCAATTTCACCCATTTCGCCATCAGGCGTCGTACTTGGCTTGACTTGATGGAATACCAAGAAGAAATCCAGCCCATACAGCGCACACTCTTGGATCATTGTCACAAGGTTTGTGATGTTAGTTGCCTCACCAGCAGTACTGCCAGCCCATTTATGACCAATTCGCGGCATGGCTAAGCGCTGATAGCCTGTCATCGCATCCTGATTATAAATAAAAGGTCTTTGTGAGATAGGCATGATTGTTGCCGCTCTTGCTACGTTGACAACACCTTGCTCAATCATGCCATCAAGTAAAGCGGTGTCGTTTGGATAACGCTGAAAATCACCTTGTGGGTATACATAGCAGGCCAAGTCATCACCAGCTGCAAGGTCGTTATTTCTGATAAAATCAACGTTGTCTTTAATGTCCGAAAGCGCTCTGGCAGGAAAATCTGCATCGGCGCCATAGCGCGTGATTAGTGACCCTGTGCCGCCGTTTGGACCGTGGGCAACACAGCTATTGCCTGCCCCATTCCATGCTTTCAAATCATCAACGGACATATATGTGGAGTTTTTGCCAGTTTCTGTGGCAATTACAGCCATAGTTTGAGGTATACCTAGGTTTTTCCATACAGGGTGCCCAAGTCTCCAAGATGACGAGTACCCGTCGTCGTACATAACGCAAATTCGCCCTTTTCGCGGCTTACCGATACCAGCACCAAACAACCATACTGTGAATTCACCAGCAACAGCAGGGTTCAGGTTGATGCGGAATTGGGACAGTTCAAAACTTGTAGGTGTTGCGATTGTCCCGATTGTTGTAGTGTTTCCCGCATTGAAGTGATAAGTTAGAGCGCCGCCCTGCTCTAGTGTACTATCTTCAACTGGCGAAGATGGTAGGATACTTCTTCTACCACGCCGATAGTTCGCCGTCCCAGCTCCGAAATAAGCATTTAAATCAACAGTGCCTAGGTTTGTCAGGGACTGAGTGCCGTATAAGCAAAGGTACATGTCACCGCTGTATTGAACACCAGCAAGACCATCAACAGAGATAGCGCAGAAAGCGCTTGCTGTTATTTTAAGGCCAACCATTCCGTTTGGCGCGACTTCTGTTGTAATGGTAGGCGACCCGTTAGTGACAGTGTAACTAAATGAATTTGACGGTATAAATTGCGTGTAAGGCAAATGCTTTGCCTTTGCCACTTGAGCATCAACCAACCCATTCACCACCGTCGCAACATCCGCGCCTGTACTTGCTAACGGGTCTGTTGCTGACGTACCCGCGACTAATTTATTTAAAGCCATGTTTTAACCCCACACTTTAGAATTAACAGTTAAACGACCAGTGGCGACTAATCGCCCACCTTGAATAAAAAACGGCTCATACTGCGGCAGTTGGCTTTCGGTAACGATAGCCGCTTTAGCGCCTGCGCAGCCGTTGACCGTTGCAACGCCTTTAAGCCAGTGGCGGATTGATTGCAGCGGGATTGCTGCTGCCTGACCAGCTGGAATTGAGTTACCAGCATATCCAACTGACAAATCTCTGTAGCCAACACCACTTATTGCAAACTGTGTTGATGCGTCATCGCCAACCAGAATTGGCGTAATAGGTGAAGCGGTATCGTTGAAGATAACCAGCGTTTGCGGCATATCCGGATAAAGCTGAAACGTAGTTGATGCGCTAAGCGTCGTATAAACAACCGGCACCGCGCCGGTTTGTTTGTATGTGCTAGTTTGGATGATGTCTGACATTAGCTGCCCTCACAGCATTGTATTCATTTGCACAGTTTACCGCCGATTGCAGGTTTATTCCAGCTTGCTCAGCGTAGACTCCCGCCAGCCGGTCAGACTGCGCAAGCAGCTCGGCAAGCACTCTTGCATCTGTTGCGGCGGCTGCGCGTTCACTGATAGCGGTGGAATTACCACCTGTGGGCATGGCTTTAATTCTGTCGAGTTGCTGGCGCAGCCGGTTAGCCACATCATTAGCGGCAATGCGCTCAGCGTTAAAGTTGTCTTGCATCTGTTTTGCTTTTGCATAAGCGCCCTCTAATTCGTTGTTTAGTGCCTGTTGCTTGGCTAGTGCATCAGCTGCAGCCTTTGCATTTGCTTCAGCATCCGCTTGCATGTGCGCTGACCACTTTGCCGACCATTGCCAATCAGCGACTTTATAACCGCCTAGCGCGGCGACAACAGCGATACCGGCGGCGACGTATAGGTTAGTCATCATCTTTCGCGTTTCCTTTGTGCATACCAGCGATTGACGCCCAAATCTGAGCAATTAGGGCCGCAGCAATTGCGCCATGTGCCATAGCAGACTGCGCAGGGTCCAACGACTTTAGATTGTCAACAATCCGCCACAACAGCATCTGCGAACTTACAATAAGCGCTATCTGCACAATACGCATTTGTCGCAGCGTTACGTGAAGCGGTTGCTTCCACATAAAGCCGAAAACCGCCTTAAAGGCGTCCATTTTTCCACGCTTCCCAATCCGCTAGGTATTTCTCCGGCGTTGCTTTACCGGTCCGGTTCCAATACGACTTGCAGTATTGAGCCATCTGCTCAGGCGTTTTTGGTATCGGGTTTTTATCCATCAGCAAATAGTGACGCACCACCCAAACGCTGTATTTATCATCGAATTCAAGCTTGCGCACGTCCTCGGTGATGTCGTACCGCTTTGCGCGTGCGCGGATGCTGTCGCTATGGTCCCAAATTGAATTGTGCGTCGGCGGCTCAATCTGGAAGATACCAAGCGCTGGCCCACCGCCAAACTGCCGACGATGTTTACCGCCTAGCGATTCATGGGCGCAAATCATCAGTAGCAGTTCGACTGCTGCGTCAGAGTGCAAGCCCCACTCAAGCAGCCATTCTGTAAATTGGTATTTGGCGGCGGTGTAGTTCATAACCTACCCCTGATGATAGACTTCAAACGTTTCAGGACGAAAAGCAAGCCTGTAGCGAACATGCCAGAATAGCTTTCCGACAATATCAGCTGGAATTGGCGGCAATGAACCGCCTGTCATGACTTTGAGTTTTGGCGCTGCTTCTTTACCGAAGTCGTTAATCATTTTCACGAAATCGCCGTTGTATTTATTTGCGGCAAGCTCGTGCGCGTAGTCCCAAGCGTGTACCAACTCCCAATCTTGAAACGTCTCTGTAGCGCCACCAGCAGCTTTCTGCTTGACCATCAGCAAACCCCAAGTGTCTGGCGTGTCTTTGTTGACACCAACCGCGCACTTGTAGCCGCCGCTCATAAAGTTAAAATCTTCGCCGTCCGGTTTGTAGCCTTTCATTCTGTTACCTCGCTATTAGGGTCTTGCCAGTACGTTTCTACCCAGAAATCAGGATTGAAATAAATCCTGTAAATCTGACCGTGGATTGTCGGCATACCATCAACCCAATTGCCACCTGCGTCTTTAATCATGTAAATCATTTTAGAAACCCTGCTCTAGTGCGTAGTAGATTGCGCTCGCGGTGCTGCCGGATGACTTAGTTATAGTAATTGCGTTATTTGCCTCGATAAATTGCACATTACCGTTGTATGGGCGACCTGAGCTATCCTGTCCGTAACCAATGCTGAAGCTGCCAGATGACTGCAAGCTTGTTGAAAGCGTTAGCGGACCTAAAACAGTTGCCCCGTCCGCTGTGACAGATATACCAGCCTCACTGCCAGTCAGCGCTACAGAGAGCATAGTCAACCTAATCTTTCTCCCACCTGTTGAATTTACTGTAAGAAGCGTTCCGCTCGATCCAGCCGCAATGGTCAGCGTACCGGTACATGTTGTTGCTTTAAAATAACCTGAGTTGGTCAATGATGATTGCGCGATGTCTGCCATGTTAGTATGCCACCAATCCTGTTGAGCTAATTGCGAATGCGCGGAATGTTTCACCGGCGCGTAATGTGATGTTATCGCCTGTTGCCACGGTTTGGTTTTTGTATGCAACCGTAACGCCTGACTTTACAATCCGAACAAGCTGCGTACTAGCTGGATTGCTGTTGACAAAAAAGAAGTCACCGGCAGAAAAAGAACTAAGCGTAGCGTCAATCGTCGCAGACGTTGCAGTTACGTTTTCCATTGCGTTTCGCGCAACAGTAAAGTTTGCCGTGCGCGTTGCTTGGAAGCGAGTACCACTGATGAATTGCCAGTCAGCGTTGGTCAGCGATGGCGTTGAAGTAGTGACGTTGGCTAGGTTATTTAGCAGCGCCCAAAATGACCCGTTATGCGAAACAGTGGCAGGCTTGTTCAATGCACCGGTTAAACTGGACCACGCGCCTTTAAAATCTGCTGATGCGGCGGCAAGGTTTTGACTGTTTAGTGCAGCCGCAGCGCTATTTGCTGCGGCTGTAGCGCTTGCTGCCGATGCGGTTTTGTCAGCATCAACCTGTGAGCCAATAGTATCAATGTAAGTCCCCGCTGCGTTAACTTGGTTCGCCCATGTAGGAAGCGCACCTAAAAACGCATCAGCATCTTCGGTGAACGTATCCGGCCCGTCATTTGCATCCGGCACCGCTGGCAGCGGCGTAATTGGTGTATATGCCATTAAACTATCTCCCGCACTTGCAGCGTTGCAGTGCATTTTGTTGGCGTGTCGATGTTCTGTCTAAAATCCACATAATAGCCATAAACAACTGTCGGGTCATCAGTGTCAGGTGTTCCCGCCCAAACGCAAGGCTGGTCAACTAAGCCGGATATTTTGTTGATGATGAAATCAATCTTGGCTTTGTCTGTGCGTACATCATAATCAAGCAGTTTATATTTCCGCTTTTTGGTAATTTTGATATTGCCAAAATCATCTTCGTCTGCGGTTGACAGGTTGATGTATCTAAAAGACGTGCCGTAGCATGCAACGCCAAGATTAACCTGTTTACCAATTACCATCGTACCAACACCAATCGGAGCATTGCCGTTGATTGTGACTGTTAGCGTAGAATTTGACTGGCGCGGTATGTCGTTAACAAAAAACTTGTAACGCTGCACGATTGGCTCGAAAAAGTAGTGCCACCAATCCACGCGAGCGCTATTGTCGATTGCTTCAATAGTCTTGTCGTAAACAACTGCACCACCGCTAGACGTCAATACATAGCGAACACTGGTAACGTTAGTTGCGTTGAATATCGCCGCACTGTCAAAGCCTGATGGTGAAGTAATAGCAAAAGTGATCGCGCTATTGCTCGTTGACTGACTGCTGTTCACTTGGTCAAACATACGGTAACGATTGGTATAGCCAACCTCAACCCATGTTGGCACAGGTAGCGCGACGCCAGTCAAAGGATTGTCAGTGGTGTCAATAACCGCTTTGTAAACCTTGTGCGTGCTTGTGAGTATGCGCAACTGACCAGCTGGCGTTGTACCAGCTGACCAGACGATTTCACCGGCGCTTGCGTCCGGTTCTGGAATTGAGCTGCTAGAAAGCAGCCCGTTAATGATGTCGTATGGCGCGACAACTATCATGCGTTAGCCTCTGCTGCGCGGTATTTGTCAAATTCTAACGCATCCGCGCTCGTTTTGGTATGCTTAGCGATTGATTCGTTGCCTGCCACCAATTCTTTCAGCAATTCAATCATGGCTGGGTCAGCCTGCGTCGGTTTTGCTTGCTGCGCGTTTCGCAACTCATTCAGCGCTGCGCCAAAATCCAGCATCGCTTGATTGAGCGTCAACATGCGGTTATCGATACCCAATAGCGCGTCAAGCTGCGACTGCGCCAGCTGTAATTGCTGCTCAACCAGTGCGACCGCTTCGTCGTGCTGCTCTTGCGCTAGCGCCTCGGCTTCATCAAGCTTTTCAAGCTGCTTTTCATAAAACTCGGTCGCGTCTTTAATCTGCTGTTCAATCAGCTGAACCTGCGACCGTGCGCCACCTAACCGACCTGATACGATGCCGCCAAGCTGCTGTGCCTGATTCAATGCGCGAGCCATTGCAAAAGCTTGGTCCTCAGCAGATGCAAATCCAGCGCTGCCGCTGCTGCGAATTTCGCCAAACACCGAACTTAACTCGCCTTGGTCTGGCGTCAGCCCTGCGCGTGCTTCGGAGAGGATTTGCGTTAATCGCTTGAACGGATCCGCGCCACCGGATGCGCCACCGCCAAGGAATTCATTAATAACACCGTTTAAGCCTTCAAGCTTGTTGGCATACTGCTCAACCGCTTTGATTTGGTCGTTGTAGCCATCAATCAACAGCTTGTTGCTATCGTTAATCGCTGCGCGCTCAGCGTTGATTGCATCAAGCTTGGATTTCAGTACATCATCAGCCGCTTTGATTTCGCGTTGCGCTGCATCTTGCAGCTTGCCAAACGCATCACGCGCCACTGATTCAGCTGCTGCGGCTGCTTGCTCGGCTGCTTGCGATGCTCTCTCCTGTGCCGCTGCCAGCTCGTTTTGTGCGCGTGCAGCATCTTCTGTGGCGTAGATAGCCAGCAGCATAGCTCGTAACGATTCATCAGTTGCGGCAAGCTCCATCTGGCGTCGAAGTGCCAGCGCATCAGTTGCGTTGCCTTGCGCCTCAAGCAGTCGGATTTGCAGGTTTAGGCGGCTGTCATCAAGCGCTTTCTTCTGCGCTTCGATTGCAGACAGGAACTGGTCTAAACCTGGTACAAGCTTCATCAGCTCAGCAAACAGCTTTTGACCGGCTTCAGTGGTTAAGTCGATACCATCAACGATAGCGCGGAACGCCTCACGACTTGATGGCGTAACCATGTTCAGCTCGCCAAACGCAGTTGCAAGCTGCTGTTGCAGCATTAACTGCCGCTCAGCCTCTGAATAAAACGATTGATAATACTGACTGGTTAGCGCCGTCAGAGCCTGCAACCCGCCAGCCAAGTCAACAATGCGCGTCGCTGCTTCGGCGGCTACTTTGCCGGTTAATCCGTATTTCAGGCCAAGCGATTCAGTAACCGCACTGACTGTCGCCATGTTGGTCGATACACGGTCAAGCGTTTGTAATAGCGTTTCACCGCTTTTCTGTAAGCCGCCAAGCATGTCGCCAAACACTGCTTCCACCATGCTGCTAGTCGTGCCGCTAATCCAGTCTTGGATTGCCTTGTCAATCTCAGCTTGCGACTTGTCTTTAATTGACATGCTGAACGAGGCTGTAAAGTTATTCAGCACCTCACTTGCGCCGGTGACACCGATTTGCTCAGCAGCTTTTGCGAGTGCTGACTGGATTTCATCAAAGGCTAAATCAAGTTCTGTGGTGTCGAAGGCGCTTGTGCTGGTCCGGCGTTTCGTGCCACGGAATAATGAGCGCTTGCGGCTTTCTTCGGTAGTGACTGAGCCGGTAACGTCACCGCCACCTAAACCCAAAGACAAGCCCTGTCCGCTGACTTTGTATGATGTGCCGAACAGTCCGCCGCTGGTCAGTTTGTTGATACCGGCAAGCGCGCCAACCGCAACAGTAGCCATGCCCATTGTTGAGCTAAGAAAATCAGACAAGCCGGACAAACCAGCAATACCAGTCGCCGCATTAGCCCCGCTCGGCAGTAAACCGCCAAGCCCCATACTGACCATAATTGGGCGTGTCAGCGCCATATGCGCCATTTCTGCGAGCATGCGCTTAAATGCGTTTTTAATGCCGTCAGCCATTGATTCAAAGCCATCAAAAGCATTCAGCCAAGCGTCAGATAGCGCTTCTTCGATTCGCTCTGCGGCTTTCTCTGACAGCGTAACCGTCTCGGATAGGCGCTTGTTTTGCTTGTCGTAAATCTCAACCAGTTCTGCCTCTGCATCAAACTGGTCCTGCAAGGCTTGCTCTCTGCGGTCAAATCGGCGCTGTTCGATGGCGTCCAGTTCTTCCATTGCGTCGAACTGGTCTTGTAGCATTTGCTCAACTTGCTCCATCTGCTTGATGAATTTTTCGTTGATTTCAATACCAGCCAGCTCAGTTGCAATAGCGCGAAGCGGGGCGGGGATATCCTTGATTGTCTCATAACCAGCAGCAAACGCCGCTCGCAATAGGTAGGCTTTTTCTGTGTTACCTTCAGCCTCTGCGCGTGCGATTTGCAGCGCTTGGCTGTAAGCTTTAATTGCTGATTCTGCTTTTGTTGCTGCTTGCGGAATATCCTTGCCGGTTGATTCGGCCATCAGCTTTGAAGTTTCAGCGGCCTGAATACCCGCCTGCGCATATTGGTTAACAGTGGTGATAAACTTAGCAAGCTTTTCATCAGATAATCCGGCGCTTTGACCAACAGCTAATAGTTGATCGCGTATATTGCTGATTTCTTGTGGTGTCTTCGCCTTGCCAAGCGCGTCAATCATGCGGATAACGCTGGCACCGGTTTTCAGTGCGGCGTCGCCAGTCTTACCAAGCGCCTCACCGATTTCTGTTGATACTTCTTGCAGCGCCCGACCCTGCACCGTTACAACCTGACCGTTAACCGTGAATATATTGCCGACCTGCTTCAGTGCGTTTTCAATATCATACAGGCCTACGCTTGCGCCGGTCAGCTCTCCGACATATTCAGCCATTGCAGCTGACGCCTGCTTAATTGCGGCAGCTGATTGCAACTGCACAGCAGCAAACTGAGCGTCGGCGGCAGCCTGCGAATACTTGGCAAGCTCCTTCATGCTTTCAGTTAATTCAAGGATGCCTCCATCGGTGCGCTCGGCCGATTCCGCTAGTAAGTCCATTGCTTTTTGTAGTTCGTCGGCGGCGGATTTGCTGCTCATAATAGACGGTAAAAGCGCATAAGCAACTGCGCTACCAACAGCAAGTAATGCGCCGACAACCGCACCTGTTGGCCCAAAAAGACCAGCTATTTGAGAGCCTTGCTGACCCAGCACAACTAGCGCGTTAGTGCCTGCCTGTAGCTGAACTGCGATATCTTGAACCTGAAAGCCTAGCTGCTGAACAGCGCCTCTTGCGTTATTCAGCCCACCTGCCATTTGATTTCCAGCTTGGCGAGTGTCGGCAGCAGCATCGGCAATCTGTGTCGCTGTTCTTGATATGGTGGCACCGGTAGCGGCAACTGCATCGCCAGCCCTGTCTGCAGCGGTAACAAAACGACCGGTAGATTCTCGCATACGACCAGCAGCATCGATAAATCGACCAGCATCCGCATCAACTCGACTGATTGAGTTGCCGAATTTATCAACAGCCATTTCTGTTTTTGCGCTTTGCGCGCCAAGATTGCTTAAAGCCTTTTCAGCCTGCTGAATCTCTCTGAAGTCGGCGCGTAAGCCTATTGATGCCAAATCTGCCATGTCATGCCCTCAATGCGTTTGGTACATTGTAGCTGTTAGAGCAGCAATAAAAAAGGGCGCTAACGTGCGCCCCTAAACATTGCTTTAATCTGCGCTGTTTCTGCTTTCTTGCGCTGCTCTATCGCTTCCGGCGATTCGTCAACGTATGGTGGCGGTGTTGATTCATGCCTGCTTTCATAAAACTTCGAGCAGTATCGCCGCGACATCGTGCGGATTGTTTCAGCTTCCCACGGCGTAAACGGCGTTGCTGTCATCTGCGAGTATGCCTGAATCTCTTGCCAGCTCAGTGGTATTGGTCCATTCATGCCACTGCTGCACATACCGACCGCTTGCCAATCCGCCAGCAGGTAAGTTGCTGTAACTGGCGGCAAATCCGCTAACGGGCTATTAAAAGCGCTGTATTCTTCATAACGACTTCTTCGGTCGTCTTTGTTTGCTCGGTCTGGCACAGCGTGAAGCCATGCCAGATGCTCGGCGTATAAGCTAAGCTCCGCGCTTAGCTCTTGATAAAATTTCCAATGTCGTCACAGAAAGCTTTTGCTTGGTCGCGCAGCCACACAAGTTCTTTGTAGACGGTGAAAAAATCCTGCTGAGTTTTCGGAACCCAGCCTGTCGCCGCATCACCAACGCCATGCATCTCGATTGTGTTTTCCGCCAGCTCTTGGCAGATAGAATCAATCGTTTCTTCAATGGTTGGCGCTTCTTCGACATCCACAGGTTTGCCGCTCTTTGTTTTTGCTTGCGTGCGCTTTTTTAGCAGCTCGTTAATCTTGGCAAAGCTTTTACGCTGCGCAGTCTCACTGAATGAGCCTCGAACCTTGATATAAGCGTAGTCCGGCTCCTCGCCTTTCTTTGGTTTTTTGCTTTCGTCAGCCAGAAACGGCGTGCCGTTCACAGGGTGCAAAATGGTCATTTTTACACCTTCTTCGGCAAGGTGTTTGGGGTTCATAGCGCGAATATCTAACATAACAACCTCATCAGGGCATAGCATCCGTTAATCAAATGGCAGGCGGGTGGATGAGTTCCGCTTTTCGGCCACGTTAGCCTAGCCTCGGTTATGTTAGCGCATAAAAAAAGCCCCGACAAGCGGGGCAATAATCAACAACGGGGAAAGACAACGGGGTTTAGAATTCCAACAGTGAACATACTAACCCAGTACCACCTGTAATAGCAATAGCGCCTTTCAGGTATTCGCGGATTGAATACAGCGGAATCGCCACAGCTGCACCAGCAGCGATAGAGCCGACGGCATAGCCGCCTGCAACGCTGATGTTGCCAACGCCTGAAACTGGAACTGTTGTTCCGTCTGCACCATCAATCACTGGCGACAAAGCGCCAGCTGTTGCGTTGCGCATAATCAGCACAGGACTGGTCGATTCTTTGTACGTGAAAGTATCAGCGGGGCCGGTTAGCGTGGTCAGCGTAACAGCGCGCTGGCCAGTACCATGCATGTTTGTTGCTGCAATAGTAGCCATGTGTCAGCTCCTTATGCCGCGACTTCGACAGGTGGATAGTTAAACCGCACACTGAATGATGTTGTGATCATGTTGTTGGCAGAGCCTGGGTTGCGCTGACCATCAAACGATTGGCCATAGCTGTAAACCACTGAGCCATCTGGCATTTGTACCTTTACAGATAGGTTGGCAGTTGAGTTCAGGATGTTAGCGCGTAACAGGTTTTGACCTGCGTCAGCAGCATCATAGTTTGCTTCACCGGTAACGCCGCCGTAGTTTTTGTGGCCCTTGTATGTTTGCAGCGCACCACTTGACAGCGTGCGAACTTCCACAGGGTCAACAGACGTACCGAAAGCGCCGATTGAAACGATCTCTTTTACTTCAGTGTAAGTTAAAGCAGCGTAACCGGCTGCGTCGAAAGTCGCCGGAGTGGCGGTTGATACAAAAATCTTTGTACCTGTACTGGTCATTACGGCCATAATTTAAAACCTCATTAAATTGGTTGGTTGCAACTCATCCGTTAACAGTATACCGCTGGTCAGACCACTAAGCAAACGACCTGATAACCCTGTCAGCGATTGCCGGATACTCAGCCAGCGTAATAGCCACCATGCCGCTCGGCGCTTTCTGTGACCAGCCTTCGTTTTCGATTCGGCTGGCGTATGGCATGGAATTGGTAAAGTACCCGACCTGCGACGTATCAAACGTCTGCATCATGGCATTTAGCTGTCCGATTGATTCGTTTTGTCCTGTCTTGCCGTAGCTGAATGACTGGTCCGGCGAGCCAACAGACCAAAGCCAGTTGCCAGCAAGCGTACCTTTATCAACCGGCGTTCTGATGATAATGCGGTTGCCGACCTCGAATGTGATCATCCTTGCCACTTGGTTTAAAGTGGCTTTGCGCTTATCGACAATGGCTTGTAGCTGTGCGGCGAAACTATTCATTCAATACTCCTTTTTTTGTTTTTATTGTAGCAGACGCCGGTGGTCGGAGCAGTGTTTTCTGTTTTGTAGGTTATAGTTTGTTTGCCGATTTTGGCAGGAATGGGAGATTTTAAATGGGTTGCGATATTCATGGATTTATTGAGTACAAAAAAACAGTAAGCGGAAAAACAGAGTGGCGAAGCGGCGATTACTTCAAAAAAAACGAATATTTTGGTGAAGATGATGAGCCTGAATTTAAGGTGGTCGAAGCGTTTGGCAATAGAAACTATTTTGCATTTGCTCAACTTTGCGGGGTAAGAAGCCGAGGGAAAGATATTGAACCAATTTCAGAGCCAAAAGGCTTGCCAGATGATGTCACCAATTACGTAAAATCAGAGTCAGAGCGATGGGGTTGTGATGGTCACAGCCATAGCTTTGTAACACTGCGTCAAGTTATTGACTACAGGAAAAACCTTAAGCCAACAAAAGTTACTGGCATGATTTCAGAGGATGACGCAAAAAAGCTTTCTTATGGAATTATCCCCGAAAGTTGGTGTCAATGGACAAACCAATCTGGCTTTGTAGAGAAAACGTGGGAAGATAAAGTTGACGCTCTTTACAATCTTGAGTCGGTCATGAGAAGCAGAGCAAAAGAGTTTCTTCGGTGCTTTAATGATGATCAGATTTTAGAGCAAGCAGATAATATCAGGTTTGTTTTCTGGTTTGATAATTAACTGACACAGCCAGCATAACGCTGGCTTTATAACTTAACAACCGGCGCACGAAAAGAGGCGCGAAACTGGATAACATGCCAAGGCTCATCTTCTGTTTGCCGTGCTGGCTCGACGGATTGGATAAATATTTTGCCGCCAGTAAACGGGATTGGATTCAGACGGCTGAATGCTGCGTCTAACTGGTCACAGATTTGATAAGCCGTCTTTGTACCACTGCCTTTTGGCGTGAAAATGCCAATGCTGACAACGCCAAACAGCTCGTCTGAATCGGCAAGGCTCAGCTGGAATTTATCACCAAACAGCAGCGTAACGCGCAGCCAGATTTGATTGGTTGGCGTAGTGAAGCTACCCTGATTTGGCCACATAATCGGCTGTGTTAAACCGATTGACTGTATCTTGGCTGTCAGCGCGTCACGGATTGCGGTTTGGCTCATAATGCCCTCAGCACAAGTTTAACGGTTGCACCAGCAGCATCATACATAGCCTGCACAACCTGCATCGGCACGCCGTCAAACGTGCAGCGGTCAGCAACAGACGGCTTAAACGCATCAATGCGCGTATACGTTGCCATGCGGTCAGTGATTTGAACGTCAGTGCCTTGCCATTCGCGCAAGTCGATAACGCCAGGCATTGCCTGATATGTGTAAGTCGTTGTCGTGCCGCCTGTGGTTGTCTCGGTTACTGGGTCGTAAGTGCCAGCGGTTGTCACGGTGAATACAAGCGGCTTACCCCACCCCGCAGCGACAATCTTGCCATCTATTTTGCTGGCAATTTTTTCTTTTACTTGTTCTGGAGTTTTCATCCGCGCACCAATCCGCTAGAAAACAGCGCCGCGCCACTTTGCCGAATCAGATTATCAAGCTCAGGCGTCCGCGGTCTTATGGTTGGCGTTGTTCCGGCTTCGTAGGTAACTGTCTCAGAATAAGTTCCTTGCAAGTCGAATGATTCAGACTGGACAACGCCACCAGTTAATACAGCAGCATTAATCGTCAAGCGCCCAGCCTGCTGCAACTCAACAGCTTTTAATGCGGCTTTCTTGATAGCGATGATTGCCGCTGTGTCGTCGGTCGGTAGCCTGTACGCTTCCAGCAAGTTGTAATAAGTGTTAATGAAGTCAGCCGACTTGATGATGTCAGCGTCAAGATGTCCATGTGTAACGCTAATGCCGCGCTCGGTGGCGTATGCTTCGTACTCAGCTGCGGTGACGTATGCGTTAGTGCTGACGGTTACTGGCATTTTTCCTCCCGCCGCTTGGCCAACTGGCGCTCTCTACGGAATTGGTTAAACCGGATAATGGCGGCGAATGTGCGCTCAACTGCAAGCATAACAACGCCCCATGCTGTGATTGTTTCAAGAATGGAAATCTGCGAAAGGTACTCAACGGCAGGCACAGCCCAATCAGGTAGCCACTCAGGTTTACTGGTGCTGATTTGGTATCCGACGGACAAACCGGCAAACCATGTATAAACTTTGTATTGTACTGAATCAAGAATCGGCGTTATCGCGTTTAGCGCGTCGTGCCAATCGTTTCTGGTGCCTAAGCTCACGTAATCGCTCCATCCTGCACATTTTACGGACGTTTCTGAAGCAATTGTATGCCAAAACTCCGACTATGCAAAGGGCTATGAATTCCGACAAGTTTTCGCCCTCCGTTGCAGAGTAAGTAAAGCGCGTACAAATCCATCGCGGTGATTAAGTAAGGTATTGACAGATAATACATTGTTTCCGTTGTTGGAAACAAGAAAGCGTCAACGGCGCACAGATAATATAAGCCGCTAATGGTCAGCATGACATAACGGATTTCTGATTTTAGTTTGATATAAACCGTTGCCGCTAAGCTGTAGATAACTGCGCCAGTCAGCGACATCCAGAAATCGTTGAGCGGTAGAAGGAAGGCGGCTTCCCAAATAAGATGCGCAGCCAAAAGGATAAAGGCTTGCCGGTTAATAAAAAGAGCGGCAATGAATGCCGCTATTGTGAGGACGTCAGCATCGGAGACTGTCATTTTTTGTTTGGGTTTGGCGTGCGACTGGTGCCGCGGGTTTTTTGTTTCTTACCAGCCATCATGCTCTTTGAACCAAGTCCGTATCCAACAAAATTTTTCATTTTTTGCTCCTATTTGGTTAGCCTGGTTAGTTTAGCTTTTATCTGCTGGCAGGCGCAAGTAGCCTGCGTCGTGTAGCGCTAACAATGCGTCATAAACGCCAATGCCGCCGGGGGTTGCTATTGCATTGTAAGCCGCATCAACAACTTTATCGCGCTCAGCTTCGGCTTTGCGGTTCCAGTCGAGTGAGCGGAAGTTTCTTAGGCAATGCTCAAAAGTTACAGCTTGCTCATCGCCATTATTCTTTTCAATCATTCCTCTATGCTTTCCTGCAAAAACCAACTTGCACTTAATCCATTTGCCGCTGTTGTTATACTCACACTCAACCCCAACCGGCGGCAACCGCAACGCTTTTTGGGTTTCGTAACAATACCAGCTCTCAGGCTCTGCTACCTCTACGCCATAACCAAGCTCGCGGGCGCGTTGTTGGAATCCTGAGATTGATGAGATTATAGCACCGCCCTCGCCGCGACCATAAGAGCGACGCACTTTATGGGTTGCACAATAAAGCTGACCTTCTTCAACTTCACAAATTGCAATCTCAGGCAGCACACCTTTCAACTCATGCACCGCCTTATCCAATAACTCTTGCTTGTTCATATCATCCTCCGTTGTTAACTGCACTCAATATAGCACCTAAGTTCAGCGCGTGTGGTCCGACCACTAAAGCCATGCTCTATCAGAGTTCTTTGCTAAGTGCTTTATAATTTCAATTTCCGACATCTTTCCTCGTTTTGTTTTTGGCGCATATTTCTTTACAGAAATCATTCCAGATGTAAAAACTTCTGCGAAACCTGCGTAATCAGGTATTTCTGATATACTTATCAGTCCAGCTGGTGCTATATACCAAAAATGATTGGTCGGCATACTGCCGCTTCTGTAGGCATCTGATTTTAAAACCCAGTCTGAGTATGTGTGGCCCTGCTTAAATCTCACCTGTTTTTTAGCGTCCGCGATAAAGTCAGACCTGCTTATTTTTATTTCAAATTCGTGCGTAATCATGCTTTTTGTAACGCCAAAGACATCGCATTCATTCTCAAGCAGTGTGTAGCAGTTCTTAACCATTGCTATCATTGTTTTATCTATTGTTTTAAACCTTTTGTATATTGCTTTTTGAATTTCAAACTCATTCATAACAAGCCTCCTTTGCTTTATTGTATCAAGCAAAGCCTTTGCTTGTGGTCCGACCAGCAAGAAAAAAACCCGCACAAGGCGGGTCTGTACACAATTTCAAACAGGAAGCTAAAACAACCGAAGGAGGCGGCTAGTCTGTAACCTGTTATCGCGCCATTGTGTCAAGCGGATTGGTTAAGACTAGCTGGAGTATGCAAACTGTCAAGGTCTTTCTTCCCATACCAGCGATAAAGTGCCAGTGACGTCACCTGTTGGCGCAGATAGGCGCAAATAATAATCACCGGCTGGCAATCCGCGCTCAGTGCCAATGCCGCCACTGGCAGTTGTTTGTTGCGCCGTGGCGTTGGACGCTTTCAGACGGATAACTTCTGCAATCTGACCTCCGGTTACGCTTCCGCCAGTGCTGATTGTTACCTGTCCTGTGTATTCCGGCTGAAACGTCATTCGGTTTTTGCCCCATATGGCAACAGGCGTATTGAACGTGCCAGATGGAGTGCCGCCGACAACTGCTTCGAATTTCAGCAGGTTAGCGTCACAAGCAATCGTTTGCTCTAAAAGGATAAAGTTAACCGGCGAACTAAATTTAAACGTCAAACTACCGCCGCTTGCGATGTTCAATTCTTGGCTGATGCGAAACTCTCGGCGCTCGAAAAAGCCGGTTTGTCCGACGTCTACGCGAAGGCGTCTAGTTCCTTCGCGTGCGCTTGTTAGTAAGTCAGACGGCCCGAAGTCTTGAATAGTATAAGAGCCTGTCATCACAGGCTCCACAGTCTACTTGAAGCTGTTAGCGTGCCATTAGCGATTAGCTTGCCATCATCTATGAATGATGATTCAGCGTTAGCCTTGCGCTTTAGCCTTGCGCGTTGCAGGTGATTTAGCAGGAATTCCCGACTCGTCGGCAGCGCCATCTTCTTTTGGTTGCTCATCTTTAACACCTCGCAAGCGCTCAACGCGCTGGATTGTTTCAAAATCTACTGCTTGACCAGGAATCAAGCCGTCTTGGTTTAATTCTGACATTGTATCAACTCCGATTGCTATTGCTAATTAATAATATCACTTCTTTTTTGTTAGCGCCATTTCAGGAGTCCAGCCCCGCTTGATTCGCATAGATATAGTCTCTCTTTTTATACCAGTTTCATCGGCCCACGTTTGCAGTGTTTGGCTTTTACCAAAAGCTGAAATTATGGTGTTATTTGACTTGTTCCTTGCGTTAGCAAGCCCGCTAACCCATCTGCAATTTTCTGGTGTATAGTCACCGTCATTATCAATCCTGTCAATCTGGTGGTCTCTTGTTGGTGGAAGCCCCATGTCATGCAAGAAGTTTTCGTATGAATTTAACCATCTGTCGCAGACTTTTATCCCTCTACCGCCATATCTCGTATAGTGTGAATCGTATTCTTTATAGCATCTACGCTTCATTGCTTGCCATCTTGTGTAGCAGCTATATCCGTCTGGGTCTGCGTCTTTTCTTGATATTGAGTTGCCGTGAGACTTGTGTAAATTTGACTTCCATACTGACGTGCATTTTTTGCAATGCTTAGTGTTGCCTCTAACTACATTTGTCAGTATGGCGACGTGATCATTACCGCAGTCACATAAAAACAAAACCCTGTCCGTTGAATAAAACTTATCGGTGGACCCGTCAATATTACTGATTAATGTCAGCTTATTGAACTTATCACCTGATTTTCTCGTAGTCATAAAAATACCCCTTTGATGCAATCTCAGGGGTATAATGCCAGAAAACTAACTTAATTACAAATTAGTTGGTGTATCAGTTTGTGCGGAGAAATGCGATAGGAACATTCTTACGCTCAATTACACGCGCCCAGCTTGTAGCTGCCGCCAGCTCTGTCAACGTAAAGCTGTTACCAGCTGGCGTGCCGGTTTGCTGGAAGCCAAACGGATGCAGTAACCATGTGTTGCGAACCCACAGCGTTTCGATGCCGCCGCCATTACCCTGAGCTGCTTCACGTTCGATTTCAACCGGAACCATTGGTGAACCAACGCCGTAACCGAAAGCACCCTCACCGAAGATTACGCTGGTGTACTTGAAGCCGCTGGTAGAGCCAGCAACAACCGGCAGACCATCGTCAACGATCACGCGCAAGCCCATGTATGTAGGGATTGACAGCTGGCCCATTGAATCAGGGATGTAAACGATGTCATCGTTTTTCACCATCTGCTTCATTACAGCGCTGTGTACTGCAATTGCACGCAGCGAATCGGCAGCATCACCCATTGTATAAACCGCATCAGTGAAGGAATCACGGTTAAAGCGAGTGGTTGCGGTTTGCGCGCCGGTTGATTCAACAGCAACGTCAATAACCATATCGCTTGAGTTTGCGGCAACGTTATCGGCAAACAAGCCGTTACAGGTTGCAATCAGACGGCGCTGCCACTGGCGCATAAAGTACGCATCGGTGCGTGCGCGGATATGCTCCATCGACTTAGCGCCCATAACCAACTCAGACGCCAAATCAGATGCTGACCAGCCTTTGTTGACAAACGCTTTGCGGGCGATTTGCTCGCCTTGAGTTACCTTCTCAGGCACCGCAATGTTGGCTGGGTTGTCTGTTGAGTAGTTGACTTCGCTTGAGCCGTCCAAATCTTTCCAGAATGGCAGTTCAGCGACGCGACCAGGTTGATTGGCAATGCTGTCTAACAAGCTGTTGCGCGTTACTACGCCAGCCTCGAAGAAAGCGGTTTTTTCAGGACCATTTACCGCTGGCAAGTCCTGAAACACGGTGACATTGATAATGTCTGATAGTTGTACGGTAGCCATATTTTACTTACCTCGTGAGTGATAATCGTCTTTTAAGCGCTTATACTCGGCAGGGTTTTGTTTCAACAATGCCGCTAGCTCTGCGCTGTTCATTTCTTCAAACTTCTTCTGCACAGTTCCAGCATTGCCGTAACCATTTGCACCGCCAGCCCCGCTTGTGGACTGCTTCTTTTCAATCAGATGAGCGAATAGCGGCATCTTGTCGATTTCCGCATCAAATCCGCTCACATCGACGGCCATAGCTTTGCCTGACACGTCTAAAAAAGCCTCTTGCTGCGTTTCTGGATCAACCTCAATCATGCGGTCCAGAATCAGCGCGATTGCGGCTTTGGCGTGTTCATCAACGCCCTTCTGCTTGAACCGCTCAATCAGCGCTGATTTGCGCTCTTTAGCTCGCTCTGTAGCAAGCTCTTTCAATGCTTCCGCTTTGCCTTCTGCCTTGGCTCGCGCCACTGCATCAGCGGTCTTTTGCCCTTCAATCTCAAGCAGCCGCTTGATGTTGTTAGAGTCCAAAGCCTTTTGCCGCTCTTCTTCGCGTGCCTGCTCTAACTCTTGCTGCTTCTTGGCGTTCAGCTCCGCTAGTGTCGCCTCAACCTTGCCGCGCTTTTCGCGCTCGCTGCGGTATGCGTTAGCTAATGACACTACGCCTTTGTGCTGATACCCTTTTTTGCCTTCGTACTCTGATTCAACATAATCAGCTCGAAACTGCTCCGGTACATCTTCTAGCTTTTCAGAAAATAACATGGCATTGCCTCTGTTGTTTGTGCAGCATTGCTGCGTTGTTGAAATTGTAAACTGTCAATGGTTTGGCGTCAAATTATTGACCGCCGCCGTCTATTGCATTTAACGCTCGCTCAATGTCAGCATCGTCAGCATATCCCATGCGCTTCAGTCGCTGCCGGATTGTCTCATCATCAAACAGTCCTGACATGCGCAATTCCGTTACAACAAACCGCGCATCTTCAACCGGTGCGCGAGTCTTGGCGAATTCGCGGTTAAGGCTTAGCTGAACCTCTTGCGCTGCCTGCTCGATGGCGTCTTGCTGGAAGATACCGGCAAACATGCCGCAGTAAGCAATCAGGCGCTTATAGCTGGCTTCGATGTTGTTGACAATAGAAAGCATTTTAGCGGCTTTATCTGCCGATTCTGCGTTTGACTGCGTGTCTGATTTACCGGCAGTCTCATCACCTGAAAACTCACCACCCAGCGCCCGAATATCCTGCGCGTTGATTTCGCGGTATTTGACAAAGTGGTCAAGCTCGGTTGAAGGGCTTAGCACAGACATTTCAACCTCTCGCGGCAGGTTGTTCACACTTAAGCCGCCAAGTTCAATATACGACCTTCCGCCGTTCATTGTCTGGAAGTCATCCCAGTCATTACCTTGCCAGCCTTTCGTGTTGACGGTTGGCAGAATTGAGCGGCGACCTTCAGCATATCGCGCTGAATCAACGTAACGAGCCATCACCTTATCAACGATTGGTGATAAAAATCCAAGCTCTTGCGGCAGCTGACCTGGTTCAGGTTCAATGTCTGCGACAATCTCAACAGGCAACCATTTAAGTGGCTTGCCTGCAACAGTAACCAGATTATCATCGCCGCGCTCGCCTGTGCTTGTTTCTTTGCGCCAATTGTAATTACCTTCAGCGTCCAGAAATAGAATCAGGTATTCGTCAAACTCTTTACGACTTCCGGTCATGTAGTCCAGCGCGAACTTATGCTCCATCAGCTTTAGGTATGCAAGCTGGTTAATGCCGTTAATGGTGCGGAAATCCCAATCTAAAACTGCGTCTCGCGGGTATGATTTAATCGCTGGTCGGATGTTTCGAGCTGCAATCTGTGCTGGCGTTAATCGCTCACCTGCTTTCGGGCTGTTGATGTACTCAGCAATCAGGATATGCCATTTCATCTGTAAGATGTTAGCGAACACGTTTTCAGCCTGACCAAGCAATGAAAGCCCGTCGCCGTCAACGTTTTCTTTCAAAAGCTCAAGACCGGCTGGCATTTCAACGTTTGATTTGTGCAGCGCGGCACGACCAATCATTGACCGCATCGTAAATCCTGGTACTTCGTCAAACTCGGCAGCTGCGCGATATTCCGTGTATCTTGCTGTAGCTCTTTCGCTAATCTGGTCCATGTCTGAAGGGTGCGGCAGATACTTGAAGCCTTCGCGCTTGACAAAAAATGCGCCTTTGACAGCTGCGCGGATTTTTTCAACCTCTGGCAGCATTAGCGCGTAATCCGGATGCGTTGTTGTCAGTGACATACTATCAGCCCATTAAAATATTGTTGTCAGTATAAGCTAGTGGTCGGACCACGCGCAAGGTTTAGGTGTGCTATGGTTGTGGCTGGATGGATGAATCGGAGTTTAAAATGTCAATTACTACAACCTTCACTTGCAATGCCAAGAAACTTGACTCTGTGGTCTCAGAACTTGAGGAGAGTGGATATAAGGTTTTGTACTCAGTTATAGAGCCAGTTGATGGTGGTGAGCTGGCTCATATAACGGCACGCTGCGTAAATAATTGCAATGATGCGGCCAGTAAATCCACAAAGCGCACTTGCGCCACAAGCTGGATGTTAATTGTTGGGATTTGCTTGGTTTTATGTTGCCTAGCCTTGCTTTGAGTATCTCGATAACAATCATAACCCCGCCCGTTTAAACGCATCGGCGTACTTTTCACGCAACTGCGCAATCGTCAGTGGCTTGCCGTAAATATCTACCATCCTATCAATGGTGAGTTTGCCATCAACCAGCAATTTAGCTTTTTTTACGCCAATATTGTCAGCAATAAACTCAAAGTCCTGCGCTCTCAGCCATGTATTTACATTGGTATCAACAGGTATGCGCTCAATGTCGAACTTATCTGATTCAAGGTCTTTTTTACTCTTGTAGATAGGTTTCTTTTCGGTATCTTGCGGATATTTAGAGCCGCTGCCAACAGCTGACATTAAAGTCTCTGGAACAGGCTGACCCTTAACCAGATAAAGATACCTGCTTCTACACCCCATATGCGCTGGGAGCCTGACATAAGAATCATCATCCATCGCCCAAATTTTGCCGTGGTTGCTGGCACACAGCAAGGTTCGTCTGTTGTCAAATACGGTAAGGTAGAACCTGCGGTCAATAATATCCAAGTTGTCCTGAGCCATCGCCTCACGCGCTGACTGGCTATAATGCTGCATACCAGTGCGAGCTAAAGCCTCAGCCTGCTGCTTGCTCAAGCCATCACCAAACTGTCGAACAGTCCGCGCTATCTGGTTGACTGTTGCGCCGTTGATATAGCCAGCTTTGACCAAGTTGTTTACCTGCTCAGTCATGCCGCTGATATTTTCGCGCACAAAGTCTGACCATGTGCCAACCTTCGGCACTTGACCAGCTGACAAGCTCATTAACGCCGACTGCACAAAATCATCAATCTGCTGCGCACCTGGTGCAACTGGTAGACCGGAAAGTTCAGCGTAAAACTCAGCGTCAAACACGGCAAGCTCTAACAGCTCATCAGTGTATTGCTGCCAAGCTGGCGTCATCGCTTCTTCAATCGCTTGTTTGATTGCACGGTTGACAGCGTTTAGCTTGGTTGGCGACTGGATAGTTTCAGCATCAAGCAGGATCAACCGAACAGCTGCAACAGCATCATCAAGCGACTTGAACAAACCTTTGTTGATTAGGCTGGTTGCCACTCGCTGAAGGTATAACTCGTGCTGTAACAGTTGGTTGATGTTCATTATCGGCCCATTCTGATTTGGGTTGTAATTGGCTTCCTGCCACCTTCTTCGACAACAGCAAGGTAACGGAAAGCATCTGCCGCATGACTTGACCAGTCATGCAACGGTCTATCATACCAGCAGCCTAGCTTTTCATTCCACGCCTTACGATATGATTCTAGCGCCTTTATGCCAAGCTCGCATTTATCTTCATCGAACACGCATCGACCAAGCAGCATACGCGCATCGTCTATGCCTGCATCGATTGGCTTTTTCGGCACAATGTCAAAGTTTATCTTATAGCGCTTGCCGTTGATTTCAATGCCTTCGGCGGCTGACTCTCTACGGCTTTTCGCGCCTGAACCAAACTCCCTGTTGTCTATGTCATGCGGCCCGTAATGCCTGCCGTAGTCGTAACCCTTGTCATGCAAAACGCGCATGTAATGCTGCAAGCCTTCACCGCTGTTCTCGTAAAAGTCTATGATGTGAACTTCATTGCCGACCAGCTGATAAAACCAGATTGAGGTAGAGTCGCCAACGCCAATATCCCAAACGGTGTTGACCTTAACTTTGTTGCCAAGGCTTTTGCATATTCTGCCGTCTGCGTAAATCTTACGGAATTGTGCGGCGTAGTAAGCGCCTTCAACGGACTGAGCAAACGCTTCCTCTGGCGTTGATGGGTATTCTCGCTTCATGTCATCGCCAAGCACGCGCCACTTCTCTGAGTACCAAGCCTTTTGCTGGTCATCCAGCTCTATACCGTGCTTGCTTTCAAGCTCGGCAAAGTATGCAGTAAGCGGGTTTGCAATCTGCCCGACTAAGCGGTACTCGCTGCGCAAATACCAGGGGAAGAAGTGAAAGTTAAAGCCAAGCTTTGACGGCTTCTTGCCAAGGTCTTTCAGCTTTTTAGCTTCTGAGCAGTAATCGAAGAAATAACCCTCTTTACCCTCTGCCGTTGATTCTATCGTGATGCTTCCATCAATGCCGACAGCCTCAAACGCGCCTGTAACAATCTCTTTTGCCTTCTCTGGATACTTTTTGCAGATTTTACCAAACTCGGAAACGTGCAGGCTTTGCAAGGTGCCGCCTCGATAGCTGACAGATACTTTAATGCTGCTTCCGTTGTTAAATACATAGCTGTTGTCCTTGTCGCTTACCGGCTTCGGCAAGTCGTAACCCATCATTGCGATCAAATCGCGCTGCTGCTGGCTGATGTTCTGATATGCGTATTTGATTTTGTTGCGGAATATATCCTTAGCGTCATCAAGGTTGTGACAGATACAACCTGCTGTGTGGTTCGGAATAAACAAGCAGTCGTCAAGGTCAGACACCATCTTAAATGTTGTGAAACCAAGCTGACGGGCCTTCAGGATTATGTCTCTACCATGAATGCCAAGATAAAACATTTCCTGCTCTTCGTTTGGCTCGAACAGGACCTTTTTGCCGTTCTTGTCTTTGATGTGATAAAGCGTGTTGAGCCGAAACCACTTATAAGTCATGGCTTCGACCAGCTCAGATAGTGAAAGGCTTGATAAGCGGCTAAGGTAATCTTTCGCCGCTAAGTGGTTAGCGCTTGCTTCCATTGGTTAAAAGCTCAGCAAGTGATTTATCGGCTTTATGGGTTGTGGTTTGGTCTATAACTTGCTTGTCCCAGCCGTGCATAGAGTTAATAACCTTTACAGCGGCGACCTTATCTGAAGGCTTAACGTCTTCGTCTGTGCCTTTTGCGATGCCTGCAAGAACTCTCAAGCTATCCATGCGGGACCAGAAGGATTGCTCTTCAGTTTCGGCTTGCAGCTCTTTTACCCTTAGGGAAATGTTAGGTGTAGCCATTAGCTTGGATGCTTCAACAGCAACACTTTCCGGCTTCCCTTTTG